CCATGCTTTCATTTCATTCATTTCCTTTAGACACCAGTTAATTAATTTGATAAAATCTTCCATATAGATTTATTTTCCTCTTACTTTCGTCGGTTGGTGGAAATGCAAAAACCCCGATGCGTCAACATCGGGGTTTTGTTTTGGAATTAAAAAACCCACTCATTCGAGTGGGTTCAAGCTAATTTATGATGGTAGCAATGTGATTTCTTTACCATCCCTGTCGTTTGGACATTCGGAATCGTTTTTCAATCTTTGCATCCACCATTGCCTCATTTTGTTTCTGATACTCTTTTAAGATAACTGTTAACTCCTTACCATCCCATTCAGAGGTAGCATCCACTTTTTCTGATGTTTTATTGATAATGGTAACAGTAGGTTGAGACTTCTCAGTTCTTCCAGAATTAATCGCATCAAATTGTCTATGCTCTCTAACTGTTGCAATTGCATCCGTTTGATTGTTTGATACATAGCCACCGTTAGCATAACCACTTGGTTTACTTTGACGCATGCTTTCAACAACGCTAACACCACCCCAGCGTTTGATATCTTCTTGCGACCATACGACTTCGCCTTTATGCACAATCCCTGCTGGAGTGTGTTTAAGACCATTACCGGTATAACCGCCATCCGCAAATCCTTGCGGGGTTGCAGCTTGGATGAGAGATACAAATGTACCTGATTTAATTGTCGCGATCGCTGCTGCTGCCGCTTTTTGGTACCAAGTACCTGGCTCATTTGCGTAAGCATCTGAAGCAGCTTTCCACATGTTCATTCCAGCCTGCGCCAATGCGAATGCCCGCTGACTTTCATAAAGAATGCGGTATGCACTTGATGACTCACCAAGCATATTTTTAAACATGCCAGCTAATGCCCCTGTAACATTAGCTCCATAACCTAATTGAAGACTCATTGAATCGTTTTGATATGTCGATTCAATCAGTTTCAGGCGCTCAAAGTGTTCCTTCATGATTTGTTCACGTTGTGCATTTAGAGCTACCATATTTGCATTTGGATCTTGTTCCTGAGTTTCAATATCAGCAAGCTGGCTATCAAATACTTTTTGAGAAGCATCATAACGGCTAAAGCGCTCCTGTTCTAAAGCGAATTGACCACTATTACCAGTGATACTCGCCTGAATACCACCCCAGTTTTGAACAGCATTATTCACTTTATCGCGTGTCTCTTTATCCTGATTGGCTTTAGATAATGCGATTAGCTTTTGCCGCTCTTCTATAGAAAGCTTGGTATTCTTAAGAATTTCCTCCCGTTCGAGTCTGTAACGTTCCTGCATGGCTTGGGTTTCTGTCAGTAGAGCTTGTTTAGCCTGAAAAAGACGTTGCTCTTGAGCGAGTTGAATCATCCCAACTTCTTGATCGTACTCCTGCTTAAGTGCATCAAGACGAATCTGCTTTAAATCATCCGTTAACTCAGTTCCTTCCTTGATTTGCATCTGCTTAGTTTCATATGAGTATTTGAGTTTCTGCTCTTCACTCCAGTGAAATTGATTGATCTCATATGTTAATTCACGCAAATACAATTCTTTGTTTAATTCAGCACGAGCCGTAGCCTTTGCAATATAGTCTTTCTCTTCATTTCCAAAGTTTGCCTTTCGGATTTCAGCTAACTCGCGCTGTAAATCATTTTCAATTTGAGTCAATTTAGGAGCGTAACTATCTGCAAATTGATCACGTAATCTAGCTTGTTCCTCAAACAATCTTTTAGCTTCGTTCGCCTCTTTTATGGCTTCTCGATTTGCTTTGCTTGACTCCGAATTAGACTTACGTGCAGCAGCTGCACTATTCCGTTTAGCTTGGGCGACTGCCTCCTCACTTGCTTGGAGTTTTCGGTTGGCGGCAAGATTCTGATCAATAATTTTTGCATCTTGCGCAGATATCTTATTGCCATTCTGAACATATGCCTCAGCAAAGGCTTTTGCTCTTTCAGGGTCAAAACCATAATTCCCAATAAGTTTGTTTGAAAGCTCTGTCTTAAAAGTACTTTGCTGTAATTTCTTTAGATAGTCACTTAGTGCATTAGTTGCATTATTTGCAGCACCTGCAACACCATCCAAACTGTTCGCATGGATATTATTCTGATTAGCTGCGTTTTGTGCTGCATTACCTTGAAGTTTTGCTTCTATACCTACAGCTTTTAAGCCATCTACCAACTTTACGCCTGAAAAATATGCCTGATCATACCCTTCAACTTGTTTTTTAAGTGCGTTATAGAGGTCTGGCGGAATACTCATGCCATTGAGTCTTCTCAGTGCTTCTGTGTAGCTAATTGTTCCTAGACGAGCTTCATTGGATATTTTTGTTACCTCTACATTTCCTTGTGCAAAGTTTTGAATATCAATTAAAGCCGCACCTGCTGCTAATTCTGCATCGCGTAAAGCCTTGTTCTGGGCTTCTAACGCAGCTGTCATATCATTTATAGCTGACTGTTTTTCCACACCATGAAGTTTACGTAACTCTTCTGCTGCTTGATTTGCTACCTCTGCTTGCTCTTTAAGTTTTTGGTTAGCCTTTTCTGTTCGATCTTGCATGTACATGTAGCCAGCAGCTAATGCTGTAACACCGATAGTTAGAACGCCTGCCCAACCACCGACCAAACCGAAAATTTTAGAACCTACGCTTGTTGCTTTGTTTAACGCATTTTGTGCCGCAGTTTGGGCTATTACCGCTTGAGTTACTGCATCTGAAGCAATTTTGTATCGTGCGTTTGCAGCAGTTGCACCAAATTTGGCTTGCGTCTCAGCATTAGTTGCCTGAACATTTGCAAGGTGCGCTTTAGCTTCATTTACTTTTAAAGTAGTGAGTACGAGTGCATCTTGTTTTTGTGCTTGATCAGCAACCTTTTGAGCAGCAGAAGCAATAAGATCCGATTGAACCGCAACTGTTTTCGAGATTATCGCTTTGGTGATTGCTCCAATTCCTAATACAACTGCACCATCTGCCAATAATTCAAAGTTGTTAGCAAGACCTTCTATTGAGCCTGAAAGTACTTGCGCAGCACCTGAGCTTCGACCAGCCTCTCCAATGAACTGAGTTAAACTATTGCTTAATAAGCCCAATGATTGACCAATTGTTGAATCAGTTTTGCCAAATTGTTTGTCAGCTTCATCTGACATTTTTAATAATGCTTTGGTGACCTTCTCAGAGGTTAATTCTCCATTTTCTGCCATAGATTTAAGTTGGCCAATAGGAACATTCATCCCTTTTGCTATCAACTGCATTAATCCATAGCCATTTTCCATTACTGAGTTGAATTCATCCCCTCGCAATGCACCACTACCAAGAGCTTGACCTAATTGCATAATGGCAGCATCAGCTTGGGTTGCTGTTGCTCCTGATAATGCAATACCTTTAGAGATAGTTTCTGTTAATCGACCAATATCCTCTTGAGCTAGCCCAACATCTTTGGCATTCATTGCTAGTTTTTGATAGACAGTAGCAGTCGATTCCCATGATGAACGCGAGCGTTGTGCAATCTCAAAAGTATTATCCATTGCTGTATTTAGTTGGTTTTGCCCATCTGTCACAAGCTTCAGTTGGTTCTGGATGCCCGTGTAAGTATCCATCTTTGAAACTGCAGCCCCAACTGTAACCAATCCAGCCATATAAACTGCAAGTTGACGTGTAGCAACAGATAACGCATCCATTGATTTAGTGGCAAAGTCGCCTTTACGCTCAATGCTATCCAGCTCATTGCCTAGATTGCGTGCATTTCGCTCTGCGTTTTTTGCATCAATTACAATGACCAAACGGGATTCTTGTGCCATCTTACTTTCCTCTAGGCAATAAAAAACCGACCATTTGTAGGTCGGCTTAAATATTTGGTTGCATTACATTTTCCAGATATATGTACATATAATCAAAGTGATAAGGATTGCAATAAAGCGCCATGCTTTCATTTCATTCATTTCCTTTAGACACCAGTTAATTAATTTGATAAAATCTTCCATATAAAATTACTTTTCCTCTTGCTTTAGTCGGTTGGTGGAAATGCAAAAACCCCGATGCGTCAACATTGGGGTTTTTCTTTGGGTAATAAAAAAACCGCCTGTTAAGGCGGTTGCATATTCATCTTAATTTACAAACCTTTGTATTCCAACTTCATCTCTTCAAACTTTTCAGCAAATCCTTCAAGCTCAACTTCACCATCCTTATTGTACTCATAAGGCCATTCCTTATATCTTGTGTAGGCTATCTTGCCTTTTTTCATCTGCTCAATTACCTTCAATGGGGTTTTGCTCACTCCTTCATACCCTGAGATTGGGGCATTTTCATCGATCTTTATTGCGCTCAATGATCTTGGGAAGTGGTTGCGACCAATATAAACCCCATATCTGCCCTCTATTATAGTTACCATTACATCTCGATAGGCTTTATTTAAGCTGCATGATTTAACCCCATTAAACCGGTCCTTGGTGCAATTGATTTTCCAATCTAGTAAGTTGTTTTCCATATTTATTGTTTTAACTTTTTGTAGTTGCTGATCACTAGACTCTTTAGCAGTTAACAACGTGCTGCCATTTTCGTCCTCATAAACATATATTTTTTTTGATAAAGAGGACCCAAGTTCTTCAAGCCGATCCTCCGCGCTAGCCACTGAACAAAGCAATAACCCCAATAAAATAATCTTTTTCATAAAAATACCCTCATATTTGAGGGTAATTTAACAAACTGCTCATTAAATGTCACATAAAGAAAACCCGCACTAGGCGGGCTATTTAAAAGACTTATTCAGGCAAATCAATTGGCTCATGGAACTTGATAATTTTATAAGCTGCTGGCTGATCCTTTATTGTTTCAACGTTTACGTCTACTAGATAGGCTTTTTCATATATTTGATCTTCTCCATGAATCATTTCATGTTGAATATCGTCATTATCAAATAGAACTTTAACTTCTTTATCTGAGATGCTCTCAATTACACCCTTATAACCTTTCCGATTATCAGATCGAGTTTGTGTCCAATAGAGTACAACCTTTGTATGCAATCCAACTATTGGCTCCTTTAGTTTTTCTATTTCTTTTGATGCCTTATTTTGAATAGCATTAGCCTCCAAACTATTAATGTTGATTGTAATAGTTCCAGTATTATTGGATGCATCAACTTGGAGGATTGATCCACTATCTTTTGCTATTGGCTCAACAAACTTAGAAACCCTACTTAAAGTCTGTTTGTCGAGATTATCTGGTTTATTACCAGAACCCTTTAAAAAATCAATACAGGCCTTCATGTGGCTCGTAAAGTCGATAACTGTATTTGCATGCTCAGCAAAAGGCATAAGTGCAGGCGCTAGAGCAACAAGTTCAGTAATTATTGAACCAGGTCTTATTTCTTTAATATAAAGTTTAATTTCGTCAGAAACTAAATGGTTATTTGTCTCCGCAATATAGTCCGAATACTCAGCACCTAAACTAATCATACTTTGGGCGAAGTCGATTAAGTCAACTGGGGCTTTATTCTTAATATTAACGGTCAGCATAGTTTCATCATCACTAGGCAATAATTCTATATTATCCACAACCACCCCATATTATTAAAATAAATGCGACTTCACTTGTCGCACATTTTCTATATATACAGGGTAGTATGTTTAAAATTTTGTTGTTGGTCAATTAAGTAGGAGCAATAAGACTATTTTGGTTTGTGGCCTTCTTTTGTCTTCTTATGCGCTTCATCCAAAAACATATCGTCAAGTGTAAAGATACAGTCATTAAAGATGTAACGCTCAACCGGTAAATCATATTGCTCAACATAAGCATTAATTGCTGAGATATCTAACGCCAGAGGAACACCTTGTTCATAGCGTCTAGATCGTGCAATAGTGTTATATGCGGATAGTATGACGTTGGCTACATACGAATAGTCAGGTTTAGTTAAAACCTTAGTGTTGTTGAGATTTAAAGCTTTTGCGACTGCGCTTTGCTTTTTACTGTAGTCGCTCGCTTCTTCTTCTGAGCCGAACTTTGTCCACTCGTAGAGGCTGACGACTTTCCCACAACATCATCTCGATATTGATTTGCTTCAGCTTGGATCTTTTCAGATTCAGTGCGGATAAAAGACCAAATAGAAACACCTAAATCGCCCATGTTAAGCAATTTCGTAGCGTTCTCTGCATTGTATGCAGGTTCGGACTTTAACTGTTCGCCATTAGGACCTTCTTCGACAAATACAACACCCTTCCAGTCTTCAATTAAATGGCATGCAACTGCTTCCAATAGTAATTCATGAAAGAGTTTGTCATCGGGTGAAGCTTTAGCAACATCAAATCCTTTAGCTGTGATTTGGTTATTCGCACGTTCTAAAGCTACTTGATAAGGCTTATATCCAATGCCTCGGATCTTGAACTCAGCAAGTACATTACCTTCTTCATCTTTATATTCGCGCCACAAACTGACGTCTTTATTTCTTTGAATATTGACTTCAAGAGCCATGTTATATCTCCAAAAAAAGCAGCCCTAAGGCTGCTATCAGATTAATATTTAAGGCGCAGGAACTGCTGCTGGTGTACGAGTAATTGTTGGTGCTACTTCTACGACTTTATATTCGAATGAAGCATTTAAAAGATCTGAATTACCACCACTAGGTAATGGAGCTGTAATTTCAGCTTTAGGAATAAAAATTTCATATTTATTCCCATCTGTATCAGTGATTGGAACTTTTAATGAAATCGTTTTGTTAGTGAATTGCTTTTCATACATATCGGATGTATTGCGTGACCAAGCTGCGGTAAATGAGCCAGTACCTGCAGCAAGCATTTCAAGGATTGCACGTGCATCAATCCCTCCACCTAAACAGCGTTGTAGCTGCATGGTGTTATCCCAATTAAATGTAAAAGCGGTCAAGCATGAAATCCCTGCTTGAGAAACTCCATCAATCAAAATGTCACCTACAGAGACATTCGACATTTTGGGATTGTTATCTGCAGCTGTAATTGTTCCAGCTGGTGCTGAAGAAAAGTTTGTTCGACCGAGAGCCATTAGGCCAAAAGTCATTGTAATTAAGCCAGCTTCAGGAATATCAATTCCAAAAGTGTTTACATGACATCCACGGAAAACATGGTAGTCATTTACATCATCAAAGCCGCGTAAAACTGAGAATGTTTGGCGAAGAGTACCCCCAAAAGTTAAAACATTAGATGCCCAGTTATTAAAAGCTGCTGCGGCCATCAGATCTTGAACTAAGGGGCTATATTTTGCCTCACATTTTAATTCACCGGCATACTCTGCACCGGTGATCATTGACGCTCGTGCAATACGTCCGCTGGTAATTGAATTTGAATCCTCTTTTGTTACTGTTGCATCTAAGCCATTTTCAGTAAATTCAAAAGTTGTACGTGCGAAGGGTGATGGTGTGGTACCAACAGTGGTTTCCTTCGCGATTTGTGTTATCTGACGTGCACCACTCGACATGGTTTTCTCCTTAATTTTCGGGCATTAAAAAGCCCTCGAATTGAGGGCGTTGGATTAGTAGGATTTTAAATCTGATGATTAAGGATAGAAGACTAATTCATTAGACATGATGCCCTGAACCACTCTCCTTTTAATTGGTGTTCCTGCTGGATGTTGTGTTCTTTAACCTCATCCTTATACTTGTTGTCAGCTTTTTTTACTGCTACAAGCTCCAACTTCCCATCGCAACCAGTTTGCAGTTGCTTTAATCTTTGGCTTGGATTGGCAGAAATACCTATTTTTACGTTCCCTGTTGATTTGTTACGAATATAATAAACATACATATCTGGCAGATCATCTGGTACTTCAAAATCCCTTAAAGCCTGAATTATGGCTTTAAGGGTTTGAGTATCTTTTACTAAAACATCTGCTATCTGTAATCTTATTTCGGCACTATAGCCTGAGCACAGTGTGATAGCTAAGCTCATCGGTAATTGATATTTTGTCAAACCACGATGATTATTTGAATCTAGGAAATATATTCCACGAAATTGATCGATATTTATGTTTAATTGTTTTGATATTTTCCTAACATCTCTAAGTAAATCTGAGTGTCTTTTCTTAAAAATATTAGCCAAATCAAGGGTTGAGATAGTTTCTTGTTTAAATAAATCTACTTCCATTCTTACCACCGCTAAATAGTAAAACGCTAGTGTTGGGTGTCGGCAATGTTCTAGCGTAAACACTTTCAGGAGCTACCCTAGCCGACCTCATAATTATATAATATTTCAATATAAGTTAATACATTATAAAAACCTGCCGCTAAGGACAGGTTCGTTTAAAAGTTAAATTCGTTAATTGACGCGATAATTTATTGAAATGTTGTACTGAATGAAATCCCCATTACTGCCGAGGTTCTGCACTTGACCTTGTAAGACTTCTAACTGTCCGCTCGTAAAGTATTCAAAATGAGCTAACCAAGCATCTGCAAGTTTCGTGATTGCCACTTCATGTGTGTTTAATCTAGCCATACAGTTGATTGAGATAATTCCGGTTCGTCTCGTGCATGGTGTATCACCAATCCCAGCAATGATTGAACCGCCCCATAACACATTAATTTCACACCAAAGCCCATCAACCGGCACAGTAAAGTCTTTATTGGGATATTTTATTCTGGTCTGGTCAATGCCAGTAAATGCCCTAGCTCTAGTGATAATGGCTTGTCGTGCTTGATCTAAAGTCATTGCCATTTTAACCACCGTATTTCTGAGCAATATAGTTAAAGGTTAAACCGTAGACACCTTGAGGAGCTTGTCTTGAGTATCCACCTGTTGTTTTTGGTGTTTCTGGCTTATCAGTGAAGTTGCCATATTCAATTTTGGTTGCATAAGGCGCATTTGTTTGGATGTATACAACCGAATAAGGAACTAGACGAGATAAAGCGCTTGTGCCTTTGCTAATGGTTGAGCCACCGCCTTTGTCTTTCTCGGCTTCATTAAATGATTGGTCAGTCTGGTTAATACTGACTCTATGTGATGCTCTAAAAGCACCACTGTCTACAGGGGACTGAAGAACCACTCCACCAAGGGCATCTATCACAATATCTTTCTGTTTTTTGGTAAGGTCGGCTTCAATTGTTTTAGTGAAGTCACTCGGTTTGCTTGTCCAGCCCATTGATCATCTCCATGCCCTAAATTGCCTTTTCCCAAATTACGTTTGAGCGAGTTAAATCACTTAATATCTTGAGAATTTCGCTACTTAGTTCGCTAAAGCATTCTGTTTGGCCACCAAACTTTATTGCAGGTATATACTTTTTATCGCTTAAAGTTGAATGCAAATTCTTTTCAAGGTCATAAATAAAATCTGCACTACCTTCAACTAATGTGTGAATCTGGTAGGTATATGGCATTTGGCTTTCACCTCTAAACCTTTCAGTGATATTTCTGGCTGTTATCCCAACCTTGAAAAAGCTCTCATCATTTTTTGAACATTGAAGAATATATAGAGTTGCTAGTCCCTTATGTTTTTCTTTGCAGTATTTAACATAGGTCTTTTTACTAAATACAAATCCCTCATTCTCCTTATGACAATCTAAGCATGACTGCCCAGCTAAATGCTTAGAAGGTGTTTGATGGAAAATTCCATGTTTTCTGCATAATATCTTTATCTTGGTTTCACAGTTTTTATATTCAACAAAGCTGTAGTCAAATTTTTCTCCATGAACCACTTTGGCTCTCTCAATGAATTCATCCACCGTATGCGAGTTCTTTGCTCTAACTTTATTTTGAGAACAAATAGGACAACCATTTCCATTTAAATGACTCAGACCAGATTGAAGAAAAGTGCCATGCATTTTGCACTCTATTGGGAGTTTTAAGGTGTTATTAGTATAACTTCTCACAAATCGGTAAGAATATGTATCACCATGAACTAGTCTTGCTTTAGTGATGAATTCTTCAAGTGATAGCCTGATCCCACCCATGCATTTTGCACACCCCGCTCCTTTTAAATGATTATTCGGTCTTTGAGAAAACTCACCATGCGTTTTACAAATTATGATTACGGGTGTTAAAGAGCTTTTGTAAACTACTTTTGAATAATCATATAAGTCGTTATGTACTTTAGAAGCCTTAGAAACAAAGTCCTCTTGTGAGAGTCTTTTTAAATTAGCTAATTTAACTTTTTTACAAGATGGGCAGCCTTTACCTTGCAGATGATTAGCTGGGCTTTGCAAAAACGTTCCGTGCTCTAAGCACTTTATCTTCACTTTAGAAATATTGTTTATATATTCAGCATCTGGATATTCATACAAATTATTGTGAACATCTTGGGCTTTTTTTATGAAAAGTAATGTCTTTGATTGCATAGCATCTGCTATGACTTTAGAATTGTTTGCAGTCATCTTGTTACTCGAATTAACAGGTTGATTGGAAAGGCTTAGTTGTTACCAGCAACTAGGCTTTTCGTTCATTTATTATACCACTAAACTAAACTTTTCTTATTTGTAGAACCCAAGAAACTTTTGCGGGGTCCTGCTGAATGCTGATAATGCTATATCCACCATCACTAAAAATTAATTTATCACCAATTATTGGTATTTCTGTTACTTCACTTTGAAGTCCAAGAAATCTAATATCGCTTGATCTGTAGTCAATTGGAAGGTTGCGTTGCTCTAAATAGTTCCCACGCACACCTCTGCCGCTATATACATATTCAATGTAAGTATCTTCACCTGTAGCGGGATTAGATTCAGTTAATTTCTTGCGCGTACAGGTGAAAGAATCCACAGCATCTGCAAGCTTTGTACTAAAAGCCTTACCTAATTTAGATTGTATTTTTGCTCTCATAATTAGATCTTCACTAATAGAAGTACATTACCAAATCCTTTATCTAGCCATGGTTTAAGTATTGATAAAGCTAGGTTTTCATTAGCCGTATATGTTTTATGAGTGGCTGAATAAGTGTTTGAAACGCTTGTACCCGATTGTGCTGATACTGTCTCGCTCAATACACCAGTTTCAACCTCCGCATAGAGACTTCCATTTACTGCATCAGGTATCAGCTCAACTGCTGCCAATAGAATTGCATCTTTTAAAGGCTGATTGTCTGTAGTATCTGGTAACTTAAGATTTGTTAGCCAAACATTGGTAATCATTACCGCGCGAGCTTTTGCACTATCGCTGTCTGCCCAATCGTTACCAAGTTTTGCATCGATATCTGCCACGGTAATGTATTCAATCATGACTTATTCCTGATCTTTTGATTGCTTGTTGTTTTTAGCGGTTGACTTTGAGCCACTTGCTTGTGCATCACCAGTATTTTCTGTTGAAGGATTCTGATTTTCATTTGTTGCGCCAACCAGGGTGTCATCGCCTTGCAACTCTGCAATTCGTGCTTTCATAGCTGGCACATCATTTTTGAAAGCCATTAATTCTTCTTTTGCAGTCAAAAGCTGTTCTTCTGAGATAACCAGTTTGTTAGCCAATTCATCAAATTGCTCTACAGGGACAAGCGCATCATTAGTGACTTCACTTTCATTAACTGGAAACGTTTCACCTTCAATCAACTCATGTTCCAATGGATTGAATTGATCTACAGAGATAATTACGAAATCACCTTGTGACTCATGGCTAGGTTTAATTTTTACTGTCTTAGACATTTCACTCTCCAAAAAGAATGGGGCCGAAGCCCCAAGTCATTAACCAAGCAAAATGATTGAATGCTCTGGTTTAACCATTGCACAACCCCAAGCAAGCGATACTTCGTATTGCACTTGGCGGTATTGGCGGTAAATAGCGATTTCAAAAGATAAACCGCTAACAGGATCAGTTACGATCATACGGTCATCGGCAGAATCACCACCTTCTGGAAGTGCAGGAATACGTGTCGCCAATGCAATCGCAGATCGAGCAAACGCCAAGTTGCGAGTCGAAGCTGCTGCCACAGTAATTGCAGTTGCAGCTGCTGGAATAGCTTTTCGTAAGCCCGGCTTAGCAAGTGTGATAGTGCCGCCATTAGAAACATCAGTATCGCCGGCAACAACCACATACTGGTTGGTGTCACCAGCGAAGGTAATCACATCACCAGCAACGATTGTCCCTGTACCAGCACTTGCAAGCGTAATAGCAGTTGCACCAACTGCATAGCCTGCCGCATTCGTAGTCGCACTTGCACCTGTGCCAGATGCAGGAGTAACCACTTGTGCAGATTCACGGATAGCAAAACCATGCACATCTAAAAGCACACCACGACGTAACAACGAATCGTCATTAGCTTCATTTGCTTTGGTTAATTGACCAAGAGTTCGCATGTTAGCACCCGCAGTAGTATCAATTACTAACTGCAAATCACCTTTTGGTGCACCGTTATCTTGAAGAGCTTTAAGTGCTAGAGCACTGTCCTTCAAGTTGGTTGCAAAAGGCGTAGTGCCTGCTGTACCGACTGCTCGAGAAGCGCCAATTGCTAAACCTGCAACATCCGCTTCAACTTCATTTGCCAATGTACGCATAGCTTGAGCGAATTGATCGCGAAGAATTGTGTTGTAAGATGCCCCGTTATTATCAAGTGCAAGCTTTTCTTCACCATTCCAACGTACAGGAACACGACGAGCTTTAGTAATGGTCATATCGACCTTGCCAATTACTTGATCGCCATCATTTGGAGGAGTAACACCAGGAGTGATATCTGATGCAGTTGCAGCAGGCGCTACAGGTGAAGTTACTGTTTGACCTTTTGCTGCGCGGTTATAAGTCATGTCTGATGAAACTGCTGGAATAAAACCAGTTAATTCACGAGAAACAACATCAAGCGCATTATAAATAGTGACCGTTAAGCCAGTTAAAGTGTTAGCCATTTATTAGCTCCATTAATCAATTACATTGCCGCCTTTGCGGATATAGTTAGCTTTTTCTGTAGGGCTCATTGCATCGAACTCACTACGTTTAATTGTGTTTTTGCCGCCTGAATTGTTCCCGCCTTGCCCACCTGCACCATTAGGTTTTGGAAAGAAGTAAGGTTTGGATTCCCGAATGTCTTCAATCCACTCTTTTGGTGTAAGTGGATTTTTGCCATCTTTACCAATGATCACGTCGCCATTTGCATCGATCGCTACAGCATTACCGTTTTCATCCAAAGAGAACTTAGATAAAGCGAGTGCTGTGATGTCGTCTGTCGCTTCGGGTAGACCTTGTGCAGCACTAAATGCTTGAGCAATTTGACCTTTGACTACAGACTGCTTAAACTTATTCGCATAAGCTTCCGCTTTGTCAGCTCTCGCCTTTTCCGCATCAAATAACTTTTGATGTTCGGCTTTCAATCGCTCAGTACGTTTTCCGAATACTTCGTCAATCTTGCCCTCAGCAAGCAATTTCGTTTCTTCGTCTTGTCCAGCTTTTTGAAGCAAGCCTTTAACTGCATCAATGTCCAGACCTTCAAATTGGCTTTTAAAATTGGTCAACTCATCAGATAAGGATTTATTCTTACCAAGAAGCTCATTGTTTTTAGCTTTAAGTCCAGAAACATGTTGTTCAACGTATTGGTCTAACTGTGCTTTGATTGCAGGATCTTCAAAATTAATGGTTGTTGAGCCTTGCCCACCAGAACCACCCTCACCCCCATCTGCACCAGCTTGATTTTGTAAAGACATTAATTGGCGTTTTAAAAATTCAGACATCTAAAATCTCCTAGAGATACCGCCTTGCGGATTTAATTGTTTGAGCCTTTGGCTTTGCTTCAGGCAATAAAAAAGCAGCCGAAGCTGCTAAGGTTTGAATTAAGTTGTTTTACATATTTCTATAAATAACTTGCTTTAATGCTTGAGATGCAATCCAAATATCGTTACGACATACAGGGCAATTCAACACATAGATAGTTTCGTTTCTGTCGCTCATGACTCGCAACTCATTCTTTTGAAATTCGATAACTGAATAACACTTGCCACATGAGTCTCTATAGGTCTGCAACTCGGGCGGCACACCTCGACTAATTACTTTCATAAGCCCAGCCTCTTAAACATTTCTTCATCAAGCTTTTTTAGTTCAGCAAGCGTGAATGGCTGACCGGTTAATGGGTCTACAAACTTATCTAGAGTGTATTTACCCTCTTTGAATAATTTGTATCGTGATGGACCAAGCCAAGACTTCTGAAAAGCTGCATCTTGCTTGTCAAACCAACCTTTGAAAGTTGTATTTGAATCCACTACACCGATTTCGCCTTCACCATTCACTTTATTGTTAAATGGACGCATCCCAATTGTTTTTCCTGAATCATCCGATACAGGAATTAGAATCGATCGACAGTTGGGGTGAAGTGGTGGCACAGGATGAGGTTCATCTTTCTTATAAACCTTGTCAGAGTAACCCATACAGATTTTAGAAGTACGGCTATCTAGTGTTGCGATGAACTTTACATACTCAACACCAATGGTCTGATATGTTTCATTCAAGGCCACATTTGACACATGACTTCTAGCAGTACGAACCATAGTTGAAATCTGGTTTCTACTTTGATCAAGCAATCCATCTTGGTAATTAAGTGCTTTCTTGCCCTTAATCCGCTGAACAATTTGCTGGTTTGTCTGACCTTTAGATAAGCCGTCTCGAATTGTTTGCTCTACCCGAACTTTTGCATCGTCTGCGATCTTCTCGAATAGGTAATCAAGCAGCACACCACCGCTTAAAGGCGTTTTCTTTGCCTTGTTGAATAGCGTCTTTCCATTTGGTTCTATTTTGCGATTAGCGAGGGTTTTAGCCTGATATGTAGCTTCATACACCGCTAATGCAGTAGCGCTTACAGTGAAGCTCTCAAGCAATCCTGACGCTACACTTGCCTGCCAAGTCTGAACTAATGTTCTAACTTCTTTTAAAACAGGCGTTGTGTATTGCCCTGCCATCAATGCAGTCTTTTCAGCATCACTCAAGTCATCCAACAAGTCTCTTAACTTCGAGATCATCTCATTCGAGAGAGAGTCGAATTGCGTTAAGAGATTATTGATTTCAGTTGAAGACAGTCGGTAAAGATAAGCTTGATGTGATACTAGAACATCAAGTAGCGCCTGTTGTGACATCTGAGTTGCCATTAGTCACCCCTGCAACATATCCAGTCATTGGACTGTTAGTCATTTCGGTTTCAATGCGCTCTAACTCTTGGGAATATTCAATATCCGGGATTTTTCCTGTTCGAATATAATCCCAATAGGTTTCCATAGAGATCTTGTTCCCCAATACAGCCTCATAGAGCTGTTTAGCAAGATTTACATCAAACCCTAATGAACCAAAGTCAGGCTTAACATTGAAACGGTAATCTTTGTCACTAAGCCCTAGCCACAATGCGCCATATTTAATGACCTGTTCAATTGCTTCAGCGGCTGTAATAACCATTCCATACAATGTCGAATACTGGTCATCTTGACGAGCTTTGCGTGCTTCGCCTGATTCAGTACCACCAATGTCCATTACACGAGCACCAGCTTCTAAAGCTGCATTCTTTTGGTCACGCATTGCAGTGCGTTTAGCTTCTATTCCTACACCTTGAATTTCGAGATATCCGCATTGCCCACCTTGTGGTAATTGCCATGCAGCCATTGGACCCGTCACACGCAAAGGCTTATCTTCATCAACACCTGAAACCCAAGGTTGAGGATGACTAGTTAAATGCAACTCTTGGAAATATTCAGCACTTAACTGGTAATACTTAATAGCCGCCTTAGCCATTGTCATTAAAGGCATTTCGTCAATTGAAGGCGTATTATTCATACTGCCAACGTAAACAACAGGAATAAACGAAAGTGTCTTATTACCTAAGCCCGGATATGTTTCTTCACTGACTGTATTATCATCAGTAAATAATCTTGATCTGTATTTGCCGTCAATAATATCAAGGGCTCGGTAAAAGCACTCTTTATTGTGAGCAAATTCATCTTCGGAATTATCATGAGCTTCTTTAAAAACTGAGAGTGTTAAATCTGTTCGCCCTGCAACTGTCTTTTCTTTCCAGTTAATACCATCTTTTGCCCAATACAACGCAATGTATGGCTTACCTGAATCGTCGAAATCAAGCATCAAAGCGCAACGTGCATAAGACAACTGAGCCTCTACTACTCGAAGGAATAATTGCTTTAAGCCAAACCCATCTGTTGTGGCCTGCTCAATCAATGGTTTTAACCGTGAATCTACAATATTGATATCTGGCTCAAGTTTTGACACTAGACCAATCATTGCTCTTTTAGAATCACGCACCCACTCAGGATATTCTGCGCGTTGTTTGAACGCTTCATAGATGCATTTATTTTTTGGATCTACTTCTTCGGCCATTATCATGCCTTGGGACTTTGGTAAAAGCTTTTCACCTTGCTCTTTTACACAACGTTCCCCACCCAAGGCATAATCCATAAATTCCCAATCCGGCATTGCCTTTGCATAATCCGGATGAACAGTACTAACTGTCATAATTCACCTACAATAATCCATAAATTGGAGTCTGCGAAACCCCCCTAGATTTCTTGCTCATAGCCACAGCAAACATACGGAAGCCATCAGCACCGTGTGAGTGAATGTCATGAAGTGGGTTGTCTTTCCAACATCCAAGCTTGTCATTCCACTCTTTTCGGTAGTTCTCAAGATGAGTGATGCCTTCTGCACATTTGTACTCATCAAATTCACATAGAGGCAAAATCTCACGAACCTGCTCAATACCATCCATCACTGTTATATTTGGCACCACCTCGAAATTGACTGAGTACTTCTCCCCGTCATCAAGCACATAGCCCTCTTTGGCAATGTCTAGGCGAGACTTACCATCATTCATAAGAGAGCGGTTTTTAATGTCGTGCGGAGCATAATGCTTGCTGTACTTGTAGCCTTTGTCTTTAAGCACTTTGAAATAGTGCCGCATACCTTCGCCTGAGTTTTCGTAGTAGTCGATAACTTGATAACAAGTATCTGATAACTTCCGGATAAACCAGATCACCATTGAGTCTGAGACACCTAAGTCCCAGAAGGTCATAACAGGTAAATGATCATTAGAAGGCAATACACCAATGCGTTTATTGGCATACAAGAATTTAAATTGGTTCTTGTAGTAAGCACCTTCAACAGACTGAGCAAAAGCTTCACTAGGAATACTTGGATATTCCCGCTTCATATCCTCGCCAAGAGTTTTCTCTTTTGAGTGATACCAAGCCCTTTGCTTTGGCGTTGTTTTAATCTTGTACTTAACTTCCAGTTCTTCAAAGTATTGAACTAGGCGCTGTGGGAGTTCTTCAGTTGGTTCAATTTCATAATCAGCATTCTTCCACCAGGAGAAGAAAAAGAATTTCCAATCAAGTGGACTTAGTTTTTTGCTGAGTAATAATAACTTTTCAGCTAATTGGCAAAATTCGTAGAAGTAACCACTTTTACCTTCAGCAGTACTCTCAAGTGTGATTCGTCCTTTAAGGCTTACTGCTTCAAATGCACCAGTAACAATCTCACGGGCTTTATCTGGGAACTTCGCACAGATCTTACCGAACTCAGACACATGTAATCGGTCTAATGTTCCACCACGAAATGAAGTTGAAACGGTAATTGAGCCACCTTTGCTAAAAACAAGCTCATCTTTAGTTTGAATCTCTAAAGGATTGGCTGCTTTGATAAGGTGTGGCAAGCGATCGTAAGCGTACTTAACCTTTTCACGGAACAGACGCTTAGCATCATGTAATGTATGTGCAATCAAAGCACACTTATCAGACATGAACAATGCAGCATCTAACTGAATCATGCACATCTCAGTGGTAAAACCTAACTGACGTGCCTTTAAGATGATGTTACGTGTCCATTCGTTTTCGAAGTATTCAAGCTGTTCAAGTGTCATCTTGAACTTAACTTGCTTACCCTCTTTATTCGTAATGTAGTAAAGATTATTTAGCCGCCAATGCTGATCAATAAGTTTTGCTCTATGCTCAGGTTTAAGCATATGCCCTCCTTATCAATCTTCTTTGCTTAGCTCATCCATCAGATCTGAAATAGACTGAATCTCAAGTTTTCCTGAATGCTCCACTTTGTCTTTAAATGCACCTACAGAGATGTGCTTACCCAATAACTCAAGATTCTTCACCTTGTCAGGCCATTTGATCTTTTTAAACACACCGTCAGCATCGGTTAATTCAAGATTCTCAATATTGGAAATATATTGTCGCCAAATCTTAGGCCAATCACGCAACGGGAGAATCTTCATTTGATCGTCCATGATGTCTAAGACATCCATCTGGTCGATTTCGACTAGGCGCTTTAAGACATAATCAGCATCAATCTGGACGCGCTCTTTACGCTCTTGCAATGCTTCTTGAATAGCTTTTGCAACCATAGGTTTTGATAGGTTTTCAGCACCAATCTCTTGCGCTGATTTTTCACTATATCCCGCACGAATCGCGGCTTGTGTCGCATTCAGGTCTATCAGATATTCTTCGACAAACCTTTGCTGTTTGGGCGTTAGGTTCGCCATAGTTTTACTCCAAAAAAACCATTTAAGATTATTTGCTTAAAAAAGATTAACTAAACATTTTATTTATCAAGTTTTTTTCAAGTGATAAATTATTCACAACACCAATTTCGCTTCTTAAGTACAGTGATAATTCGATTGCTTTTTTGTGAATACCATCAATTATTGCTCTACGGTCATTGGGTTCATTTAGGCCTTTCTCAAGATTAAGTAAATCTTCATGCAAACCAGTCAAATTCTCTAAGTCTTCACTTAATTGAGCTTTGGTATCAGTCTCGCAGACCATAAGGGTTTTATTAAGAGAAACCATTAAATCTAAGTACATTTCTATAATTATCTTCTTAGTATCAGCATCTTTAAGCTTTAAAGCATTAAGCTCTATAAAGTTGTAATATCTTGAATATTTTTCTGTTAATTCAAGATATACATTCAATCTTACTTCCGCAATTTTTTCAGATTTCTGGAACTTTTTAGTTTTTAAAAAACCTATTATAAAGGTTAGGCCTAGGCCAGAAACTCCAATAATAGCCGCTACAATCTGAGCAAGTGCCTCCGGCTTCCCTAATATCGCACTCATATTCTCAACCATCTATTTATTCACTTAATATTTAAAACACAAATATACATCATTATTTTAATACTCCATCACCCACATCAAATCCTCTGGCGTCTCTAACCAACAACCCTGAGTATTACAAAATGCATGAATGTCGTTAAGGTATTCAGTGAATTGAGCTGTACTTGCATCTGTCGTGCTCATTAACTCACAAAGTCCATCAGCTACTTGTTGATAGGCTGGATGCTTAGAATCCTTCAATTCTCTAACAGCCTTGAATGTTTTCTTGTATTGACCAACGTCATCACGATCATAGATTTTTGCTAAGAAGTTCTTCTTAAAGAACAAATGCTCTGTATCTTTATCAGTGCCTTGATGCTTCGCCCACTGATTAAGCCACATCCAGTACAAACGATTTTGAGCTTTTGTCCGGTCTTTCTCTTGTGGTGCAATTAAAACCACTAAAGGCTTCCCTTCACTTGCTGCCTTTGCATGATTATTATTGAGATACCCAATTACATAGTTGATGTCAGAATGGTTTTTGATGACGAATCGTGGTTCCATTTTGACCTCGCAATAAAAAACCACCCGAGGGTGGCTTAAAAGTTCTTATCTAGTTCGGCTTGGTATAGCTTTTCTTTTAATAAATAGCCTTCGAGCTCCCAAATCTTTTCACGCGCATTGTCGCGAGCAATCTTATTACCAATTTCTTGATTAAAGTTGTCTTTACTTACGCATGCAGATTTACCATCTACAGTGAAGCCATTCTTCAAAGTTAATTGGCAGATCACTGTTCGCCCATCAGGGAGATTGGTATAAGTCTCACCTACAATCACACTATCAATGTGTTGAGGTGTTAAGCGCGGAGCATTAAGGCCTTTCGCTTGAATTTCTTGTTCAATCTTTTGTTCGTTACTCATTTTTACATCTCGCTTTTATGTAAGCCAATTGGCTTTTAGAATACTTCATCATCTTTAAGATTAAGCATCCGCTCTGTTTTTTCTAACCAGCCATCAAACAGTTCTTCCGATTCTTTTCTTGTGCCTAATTGATAGGTGTCGAATAGGAAATGGCACTTATGGCAGAGAGGCACTGTAAACTCGTCACTCGCTTTTTTCGATCTACACTTACCATGCTTCATACTGTTTGAATGAGCCGCTTGTGAGTGAGGATAACCGCATCTAACGCATGGCAACCTCCTTATTGCAGCAAGTCGCTTTGCATCACGCATTTTTAAGGTTCTGTTTGATGTTAGCAATCTGAGTGTCGATGTCTCTGATACGTCGCTTGCAGTCCTGTTTAAACTGTTCTCTCGCATTGAGATGATTCAAATTCTCAAGATTAAACCGATCTTTGTAGAGTAAATCTAAATTCTTCTTCGCTTCGATTGTGTCCATATCTAATCTCAGTGAACTATAGAAAGGAATGTGCTATAAGGCGATTGCTTGTTATTGAAATATTCTTTTGCTGTCTCCAAATCACCTGATGTGAAAGGCAATTGTTCTTCTTCATAACATTGGATTAACTCTTTGATCCAATCAAAAAGCTCTAATTCTTGTTTTGCCACTTTTGATTCTCCAAAAAAGAAAACCCCATCAAACGACAGGGCTACAAACACTTAATCTTTCCACACTTTCTGCATTCTTTCTGATTGAACATGTCGGATTCATATTCCCAAACATGTATGCAAAAGACCTGCTTAATTATTCGGAGCATGTGAACCTCCAAAGAATTGCCACAGCTTTATAACAGTACTGTGGCCTACCGCTACTCACTTACTTTATAAAATCACTGGATGGGCACAGTATTTTACGTTTCAGCTTTCAGATCTGTTTTAATGGCGGGGCATCACTCCCAATCTGGTATGTATTTCCTGCATATCCCATCCATGCGCGATGAACTGCATGGGTTGTACACTCTTTCGTGGTGTCTAGACGTGTTTGCTTAAACAGTCTTTAGCTAATCAGCAAACTTTTGATTATGGGTTTTAATATTTTTAAATGCTCCAAAAAGCAAAAAGCCCACGATTAAGTGAGCTTTGATGTGTTGGTCTTCGGAAATCCGTAATACGACCAGTATAGAAAAACATTACCTTAAATCCGTTTAGCTGTCAATTGTTTAGCTTTTTACGGTATAGCCCCACATAGAAATCAATTTCATCTTCCATGTCTTTCAGAATAATATCTACCATTGCACCGAGATAAGCATAGTTCTTGCTGTATGTATCTGCTTTGATTTCATCAATTCCGCAGAACTTCAATTGTCCCTGCAAAGTACGATCTTCTTTGATCACTGGACGCATCTTAAAGAATACCTGCATGCGAGCTACCTTCATGCAAAACAATTTAAGGTCAAAGTGATGGCGCTGACGTTCTTTACTTGCTGCCTGATACAAGATTTCACCAATATGCTCCACAAGTGTCTTGAATGCCTGTGTCGTGTCTCTTGAATCACCCCAAACTAATATCTCACAATATGCCTTAGTTGCTTCATCTTCAATTGAAGCAATAGCCCCGCAACGCTCTTCCCAAGTAGGCGCCTTCTCTCCTGTCGATGCAGTAGACGTTTCATAGCTTGCCGTTTTAGCTCTCATTTGCTGACCAACCCATTCAAGATTTGATAATTTTTCCGTTACTACTGCCGCATTCATACCGTCACCCTCAAATAGTTTCTAAATCTAAGATTGTTATAGTTCCCCAATGAACTGCACCGGTATCAATCCAATAGCAGTTATCACGCTTACATGGTTTTTGAGTTACTGTATGCCCCATAATCACTGCATCTACACCATTTACATGCGTGTATTGCTGATTGTCAGTATCAAGACGCTCACGACCCCACATAGCTAAATCTGATGGAGCACGGTTTTTAGATGGCTGACTAAACGAGTCCTTAAACTCATTCCAATCATTCTGTTCTATATGCCCATGCACAATTCCAAACTTCTTGCCTTTGTGGTTTATCTCTAAAACAATTGGTAATTCAGAGAATACTTTTGCAATGTTGTACATAGCTTGCCCATCAAGCATGTAAAACCATTCACCACCATTGTCTATGTGGCAACGCTTGTATGACTGATCATGTAGCCCACCAATGCATAGATCCTCATGATTGCCACGCACTGATGTAAACCATGGCTTGGAAAGCAATTCGATACATTCCAGATTCTGTGCACCACGATCAACGAGATCACCAACAGCAACTAAAAGATCATTTTCAAAGTCAAAGCCAATCTCATTGAGGCGATTCATCAACAAGTTGTAGCAGCCGTGAATATCTCCAACTGCATACAGCTTGCCTTTAATTTCTTTATCCCAAACCTTCACCAATCCCATCACGCCACCCTAAATCATTAAGTACTTTTTAATTTCATCTATGGCTTCATCTGCACCGAAGCAGACTTTGCACATGTAACCTTGTTCTTCTAAGCGTTGAATCATGAGCCTTTGACTTGGTTGTAACTTCCCTTTCTTTGACTTCAATTCAATCCAAAGCCCGTGTATCTCACCATTTGGAACAATTAGCTGAAGGTCTGGAACACCAGCCTTCACGCCCAACTTCTTAAACTTTGCAGCTTCAAGGATGTTTCTTGAGCCACCATTAGGAATATGAAACAGGTAATCACTCAAACGACCTGACCCATATTTCACACGATGCGCCCAACTCATGAGCGTCATCTGTTCTTGATCTTCTGTAGGTACTCGGTTGAATCGCTTAGAACGAGCTGCCTTTTGTGACTGGACCCTTTGAGCCTCTTTGAATGTTGTCATAGCTCAATCCTATGGTTGGTTAGGCTTGCACCTTTTGAGATAGCATCTGCTTTCTTGCAATGTTCATCGTATTGATCCCCCTTGAGCGCTTGCTCTAACTTCTTGCCAATCTCAAACATTGACCAGCTCTTTTGAAGGTCTGATGCAATAGACATAGCTTTTGCAATGATTAGTCCCTGTTGATCCACCCGCTTTTCCAGCTCCTCCACTTTCGCTTGCTGTTCCTGCCAAACTTCCCAGCGTCCATTAAGAAAAACGACTGATATCAAGCAACCATCTGCATTGACTTTGTATCGGTTTTCTTTTTCATCAAAATAGATAGAATCACTAAGTAACTCTTTGGTTTTAGGGCTTTGCTCAAACTCTTCTCTACACTTATCCATCTCAAACATCCTTTGATTTACACAGCGGGCTTATGTGGTTTTCTATGTGGGAGTCGTCGCCTAGGTCATTGTCAATGCGGTGGCCTGCTTCAATGTCGTCTTCTGACGCAAGCTTTAGCGCAGCTAGACTTACTAAGCTCCACCGGCCTTGTGATTCAACAACTGCATCTCCGTCTTGAACCTGAATAAACTTCATCAAACAAGGTGGCAGCAAACGGCAATAAGGCTTTGAAGTATCAAAAACAACCCAGTCACCGCGTTCAAACTCTTTAAACTCACTCATGGCTGGCTCCTTTACTGCATTCAATACACGTTCAACTGTGCGCTTAGCTGCTGCCTCTGCTTCGGCTTTTATCTCTTTACTTCGTTGCCATTGTTTAAGATTCATCCCCGCCTCCGTATATTGATTCGTACTCACGAATAAACTGTTCTGGTTTCATACCCCCTCCTTGTAACGTTTAGTAATGGCTTCCACTCTTGAACTGTGGTACTCAGCCATGGCATAAAGCTTTGCCATTGATTTGTCACAGTTCCGATCAGACATGATTTGTGGAATACGTGATTCAACATATGCTGTACGCTTGTCAAAATCCTCTTTTGTCATTGGAGTTGCTTCTGCTTTTTCCTCGCTGCCAGTTTCGGCACACAGAACACTGAGATCTATTTGGGGTGGCTTAGACCATTTCGTCTGCGTAATCCCTTTTTCAACAAACTCATTCACTACATCAACATAGTTATCTTTGAATGCTTCATATGCGTAATACGAAGAACGCTCATAGTTATTCGAGTAGTTGAGATTTGAAAACATCTCATAACAACGGTTGTAAGCTTCTTTTTCTGCATTTGTAATTTCAACATCACGGTCAGAAAGCCATTTGACAATGTTAGCTAAAGCTGCATTCTTCTTTTTGAATGAATCAACTGCACGCTGCTGCTCAGTACCGAAACCTTGAATACCTAAACACCACTTGCGGAACATTGCAGGATCAGGGCAGTAGCCACTGTCACGGACCATGCAAAGGCCTTTATCTATTTGTTCACGAGTAAGTCCATCAATGCAGATCTTCATTGCATGATTGATTTGTTCTGTTTTAATTCCTTCAAAGGTTTTTTCAAATGAACGTGGGGCAATTGCTTTGAAGATACCGACAACTTTTGCAGAGTTGATATGTTCTACAGCGTTTTGATTGCTAGAAACCATACTGTTCATAGCCAGCCTCCTCTTTTGCGATTAACTCTTGAATTTCAGACATACGAGTTGAAGCTTGGCTTTGATTACCAAAACCATGATTCTGTTGTTTTGGAGCGAATAGACCTTGATAGTTTCCAGTGATTGAGGTTTTTAAAGATTGGTTAGAACCTTCATAACCCCATTCAATGAAGTCTTTGTAGATAGCGTTTAGAGCATTCTTAGTTAATTTGGTTTTAGCTTGTTGAGAACGGTTTGCTACGTACTGTTCCCAAAGTTCAAGATCACAAAGGGTTGCAAAGGTGTTTTTAGTAAGTTTGATAACTTCATCAAAACTTAACTTGCGTACTCTGTCTTTGCGTTCTTTTTCAGCTTTTGCTTTCTCTTCAGCTTCTAGTTTTTGTTGTTCAAGAAGGATCTGTTTTTGAGTTTCTTGATAAACAAAAAAATGAGCTTCAAGCGGTTTGTTTGAGCGAAGCGAGTTAAATAAATTATCTATAATTAAATATCTATAAATAATATCTATTGTGTCTTTAGTTTCTAAAGTGCCTTGCGCTTTAGTTTCTAAAGTGGTGCTATTTAGTTTCTGAAGTGCTTTAGTTTCTGAAGTGCTTTTGTTACTAAAGTGCTCAACAAGTGAAATCTCATTTAATTTGTACTTGTTCCCTAGCTTAGGATTGGTAGCAACAATAGAAATAACACCGAACTCAATAAGCTGCTTTAAGCCTGCACGAACTGTAGCTGTGCTCAACTTACGAACATGCTCTTCTAGGCCTTCAATTTTTCTGCCTTGTAGTTGTGAGTAGCTAACAAAGTCAGACTCTTTGTTGAATCCACTAATGTATTCCTCTAGCTCGGCATAGACGTTACGAGCAGCATCACCAAGAAATGGCTTAACTTCATTCCGATAAAGCCGACTAGACATAACGTAGCCTTTGTCGAATTTATCTGACATGGCTTGTCGCTCTTTTTTCTTAGCAGTAGATGGGTGCAACGTAATAACGTTGTCCTCCTCCTGCTTATGTGCTAAATTTGTCTTCATTCATTAGTTCCTGATTGATGAATACGACCGCAAACCTGTTCGCGCAGGAAGCGGTTTTTTAATATCCGAATTCTTCTAAACGTGGCGCTATAGCCGTGTGTTGGAAGTCATTAATTTCCGAAGCACGATTCATAGAAAGGCGCGCCAAGAAAAAGATCGAATCAATTAATTGCTTGTCATAGCATTGATATTGTTCAGGAATTATCTTTAGACCAAGCTTGTCCAATAAAACACAAATAGTCTCAAGATCTGTTAAGCCATTGCTTTTCTTGTCATTTTTAAACTTAGATATCCAAGGGCCATCAAATCCGATTTCCTCTCCGAGAGCAGAATTCACAACACTTCCAAGTGAATGCAAAATGAGCGTATGTGTATTTCTGGCTCTTGCGTTTAATTCAACTGATAATTTGCTCATGGTTTAGTTCCTAAGCGGTTGCATTAGTTCGTTTAATTGGCTCTTTGCCACTTGCTAAGTCTCTGATTTGGTATTCGCGAGCTAAAGGGATTTTTTCATTTGGCCACTGGTATACAGCAGGAGGCTCTATCCCTAATAACTTTGCTAAGCCAACACCATTCACACCAAGCAACTTGTAAGCTTCCTGTTTGGTCATTTGCTCAACCTCAAAAATAAGATTTCTTAGTATTAAAACAAAGATAACTTATTTTTGCAAGATGTAAGATAACTTATATGAAGAAACTAGAAACTATGGGCCAGCGTATTCGCGCCTTACGAAGAGAAAAGAAATTAACTCAAGGCGATTTGGCAAAAATCGTCGGGGTTAGTGCGCCTAATGTCACTGGTTGGGAGAAAGATGCATATGCACCTAAAGCTGATCCTTTAAGTAAAATGGCCGCTTATTTTGGTGTGTCCACTTCGTATATAACAAATGGTGATGAAAGCGGCCCCCAATTGGACAACAATGCTGTTCAATTAAATGTTCTTGATATTGAAGCCTTTAAGCAGAAGTACAATATTCCAGATAGTGAAGAAGCTGTTAAGTTTGTTCAAACATCAGATAAACCATTCCCTATTCAAAAAAGATACGTTCCCGTCAAAGCTTATTCAAAGATGGGAATGGATGGGTACTTCACTGATATGGGGTATGACGGAAATGCGGGTGATGGCTATGTTCCAACTCATACAGCGGGTCCAAGAGCTTATGGCATTAAAGGCACTGGCGACTCCATGTTTCCAGCAATTCGTAATGGCTGGTATGTTGTATGCGACCCTGATGCAGATCTTGTGCCGAATGAGTTTGTTCAGGTGTGCTTGAAGGATGGAAGATGCACAATTAAAGAATTTGTCGGCATCAATGGTGGGGTTTTAAGTTTGCTTTCTGTGAATGGTGGGGAGCGATTTTTCTTTGAAATGGACGAGGTTGAAAGTATTACCGCTATTACAGATATCGTGCCGCCAAGTCAGCACAGACAAGAACATCCTTATTCGCATTAATCACAGGAAGACTTATGGACAATTCAAAACTACCAATCAATCAGATTATTGCTCGCATCAATGATGCTGCGAAACATGGTGAAGCTTTGGTGCTGACTGCTGAAGAGGTAAAGATTCTCTCTAAGGATATTGGTGATAAAGTCTTTATTCCAGTCCTTACAAATGAACAAGTCGTTCAGTTGGCAAAAGAAGGAAAGTTGGGGCAGAAAATTAATAACACCAAAGATTAATAAACTGTGAACCCGACACAGTCATTGGATAAGGTGAAGGCAGACATTACGCTGCTTTGTGGGGTTTTGGATTGGGAATTAATTGGGCTAAATTCAGCAAGTGCTAAAATAAATCTAGTATAATGCTAGGTATCTACAAGAGGCTTTTAAAGACTGATGGTTATTGAATTGGTTAAACACTCACCAAATGCGCTAAGGCGCTATATGACTGACATGAATGTGTCAGCGAGTGCACTCGCCGATTTAACTAAGATATCTCAAAGCAAAATTAATAAGGCCTTGGATGAAGTTGAAGTATTTAAGCTAAGCCAATTAGAAACTATTTCAAAAGTTTTATTTGTGCCAACAGTGTATCTAACAACTGATAATTTTATCTATGAGCGTAATACGCCTGAAATAATAGAATTTAGAAATCATATAGATATCCCCGAAGATAGATATAAAGAAAATGCTTTAGTGCAGGAATTTTGCCAAGTTAGAGATAACTTTATATCTATATTAAGTTCTCTGAATGAAGAGCCTAAAGCTTTCGATTTGAAGCTTAGCGGAACTAATGCAGAAGAAGATGCTCAAGCAATAATTGACTATTTTGGTTTTTACACACACAGCAAAAAAATCAAGAATTCAGATGATTACTTTAATGCTTGGAGAGACATTGTAGAGCTCATGGATGTAGTAGTTATAGATAGAGGGCGTGATAAATTTGGCTCGGATGGTATGTGTTTGTATTTTGATGCGGTACCCATTATTGCCATTTTTAGCTCAGGACAATCTCAATCTAGAAAGCTATTTACTTTGGTTCATGAAATTGTCCATTTGGGATTAGGTAGTAGTGTCTTTGATGGGCGATTACTAGAATCTGACAATAGTCTTGAAAAATATTGTGATCAAGTTACAGGGTATGTTTTAGCCCCAAAAAATATTGTGGCTGATTGCTTTAATGAAAATTTAACCATCGAAGAGAATGTTATTCTTATTCGAAAACAAACAAAAGCAAGCAAGGCAGCTATTGCCATTCAGTTAAAAATACTTGGATTAATAAATCAAGATCAGCTTGCTGATTATTTAGATTACATCAAACCCAAAGAAAATGGTGGGGGGTTCGGTTCTAAGAAGGAAAATATGGTCTTAAAGTATTTTGGCTACAACTTTGTTGAAAAAGTTATGAGTGCAATGTGGCAAGAGCGCATATCATCCAATACCGCCAAAAATATTCTTGGATTCCATAAGACATCAAAACCGTCAGCCTTTAAAGAATTGCAGCAAAAGGTCTTCTAATAATGATTAAAATTAGCTTAGATACAAATGCTGTATTAGACTTTTGTTACAGAAATTATCCAGAACAAATATTTAAGGAAATATGGAGTTCTTTAGAAAGCTCCAGACTAGCCAACCAAGTTAAGTTTTATATGTGTGAAGCTGTTTTGCATGAAATTGAACAAAAGATTGCAGACTATGAGTATGATGAATCAATATTTCATGCCTTTCTTGATCGTTTCTGCGTTCATCAAATCAAGCCAAATGAACACGGAGCATCAATCCTTGGTTTAAAACAAGAGTTATTAAAATATAATGCATCAAAAAATTCACACCACGTAACAAAAGATAATTACGCTGATCTTGATGTTGTTAGTTTGGCTCATCATTATGGTTCAGATGCTTGTGTTATAACGTGCGAGCAAAGAAATCCTTTTTTAAACTGGGATGCTAAATCACAAGGCCACAACATGAAAGTTCCCAATATTTGTGAAAAACTAAATATTGAATGTGGTAACTGGTCTTATTTATTTTCAAAACTTGGATTTTTGTTTTAATTATTTTTATATTTCCCCATCCAACCCACCCCGTGTGGGTTTTCTTTTGTCTATTAAAACACAAAAGTAAGATTTCTTAAATTAAAATAAGATTTCTTATTGACAATAAAACTAAGTTTTCTTATATTTATCTCATCAACAAACAAAAACCGCCATAGGGGTCAGAGTCTAGGCGGTTTGCATCAAATGCGGAGATAAGTATGAATATAAAAGCCAACATAGTCAAATCCATGGGATTCGTAGGAGTAGTTAGTGCTCTAACTGCTGCTTATGCATTTACCCCAGCTAACAAAGAACCTGTAACGGTTGCAGCTCCTTTCAAAGTTGAATCAATCGACCCTGAAAATGAACAAGCAGTACTTCAAACTGCAAATGAAAAGTTCACTTTAGAAGTTGATTTTGATGCTCAGTACTCAATTGATGGCAACGGCTATCAAGCTTGGCGTGAAGTTGAAATTAACGAGATTAAAGACATTCGCGTTTATGACGAAGATGGCGAGGTATTGGCTTACGTTGATCGTTTGGACGTAGTTGAGATTAAAGATCTTATCGAATCAGGGATTAGAGAGCGCATTTAAGCGCTCCATGGTGAATGTTATGAATGCACATCCTGAAATTATCGAAGTATCAAGACTTCAAAATCTTATTAAAGATTCTGTAAATGCCCTGCTTCCACTTTCAAGTGAGAAAGACACAGTCATCACTGATGGCGGCAATTGGATTCATCTGCGTTATGTAGGCCGCGGTACTGAGCAGATCCAATTAGAGCTAGGTGATCAGTTTTCTATTAAGACAAAAATCGCCTACCTAAGTGAGACGTTAAAAAGATTAGCAGAAATTAGAAATGAGTTAAGAGGTGGGTGATGGAAGTTAAAAGCGTACATGCACACCACATTCCAGCAAACAACGGTGTAGATCCAATTGACGTATTCGTTGTGTGGTATGGCGAACAAGCATTTCAAGTAACTATCCGTTGTTGGGATTGTGCTTGGACTGCTTACCGTGGAAGTTGTGGCTTCAAGACAATTGAAGAGTACTTCTTGGAGCAATGGTACGGACAAGAATGCCATGAACATGTTGTTCAACTCTTCACTACCACATCAAGACATACAACCCAAAGAGAAGAAAAGTGGTTGTTTAAAGTTGTCAGAAGCATGTGCCAGCACTTCAAAAAGTTAGCAGAAAAGAATGAGGTGGGTGATGTTTAAACGCGCCCTACTCCACAAGTCAAAACTAGAAGCATTCAAGTCTTGGCTTATTGAAAACCAAATTCAGTATCGAGATGGCAAAGGTGATTTTCAGGTTCTGCAAGTTGAAGTGAAAGATAGGTTTTACCCAATTTATGACAGGATTCAGGGTGACCACTTAACGACTCAAAGAGAACTCATCCCTTTAGTTAAAAGATACATAGCAAGTGAAAAGAATTAGGAGAAGATTATGAATGCGCCAGCAAATGGAACACTTATTACTACACAAATTGCAAACGTTGCTGAAACTCTTGGCTTGGTAAATGTTAATCCACAAGAGTTAAAGGAAACACTGATTCAAACAGCTTTCCGTACTGAAACACCTGCAACTGATGCTCAAATGGCTTCTCTTTTGATTGTTGCTGGTCAATACAAGCTGAACCCATGGACTAAAGAAATCTACGCTTTCCCAGATAAAAACAAAGGGATTATTCCAGTTGTTGGTGTAGATGGCTGGTCTCGAATCATTAATGGAAACTCTAATTTCAATGGTATGGAATTTAAGTTTTCAGAAAATATGGTTCAGATGGAAGGCGCGAAAGTAGCTGCACCTGAGTGGGTTGAATGCATTATCTACCGTAAAGACCGTGACCACCCTACTGTTGTTCGTGAATATTTGGCTGAGTGTTATCGCGCACCTTTCAAGTCAAAAACTGGATATGTTGTTGAAGGACCATGGCAGAGCCATCCTTCTCGCTTCTTGCGTCACAAAGCAACTATTCAATGTGCACGTTTGGCTTTTGGTTTTGTTGGTATTCATGACCAAGATGAAGCAGAACGTATCGCTGAAAGTGGGCAGCCTATTAAGGATGTCACAAGTGAAGTGCCAGAAGGCTACCAAGTCTTTGAAGATGAGCATTTACCTACGCTCAAATCAGAAGCTCAATACGGTACTGAACGTTTGCAAGCTGCTTATGTAGCTATTCCAAAGGGAAATCTTAAAAAGCACCTTTGGGAAGTTCACTCAATTAGCTTAAAAGAAATTGCTCAGTTTGCTGATCAAGCTTTACAGCGCCAAGGAGAAACCTATGAACATTCTCCAGCGTAGTGAAGATTGGCATTCAGAACGCTGTGGCAAAGTCACAGCAAGCCGAGTAAAGGATTTAAATGCAAAGCCTAATAAAGGCAAAGCTTTAAATGCATTGGGTTTAACTATTCTAGCTGAGCGCCTCACTGGCGTTCAGAAGGAAATTTTCACAAACCAAGCTATGCAATGGGGAATCGATAACGAACCTCATGCAATAGCAGCTTATGAAAATGAAACGGGTAACTTCGTAGTTGGAACTGGCTTAATTGACCACCCTTTCATTGAAATGTTCGGAGCTTCACCGGATGGGCTTGTAGGTGATAAAGGTCAAATCGAAGTTAAGTGCCCAGACACTACAACGCATTTGAATACCCTGCTGACCAAGCAAGTGCCTGATGAACACATCCATCAAATCACTAGTCAGTTGGCTTGTACTCGTCGTGAATGGTGTGACTTTGTGAGTTATGACCCACGTCTACCAGAAGGATTACAAATCATCATTATCCGCGTCTTTGCTAAAGACTTGGCGATAGAAGCATTAGAGCAAGATGTTCGCAAGTTCAACAAAGCTATAGATGACGCAATTAAAACATTGAAGGTGGCAGCATGACAGATCAAGAATACAGAGGGAACATGAACTACCCTTTTCAAGATCACATCGTCTTGAATGTTGAAGAAAATGTAGTTCCTTTTCCAAGAACAAATCTGCGTAAGTGTCAGCATGCACAAGTAGAGATTGACACTAAAGCTTTAGAGCTTACATGCATGAAGTGCGGATCAAAAGTAAATCCTGTGATGTGGATCAAAGACACTATGAAATATTGGTCCCAACAGCAAGCAAGGATTACAGAGCAGAAAAAGCAGATTAGTGAAGACCTTGAGGAGCTAAAGAAAAGAGCCCGAACCAAGTGTCAGCACTGCAACAAGATGACTGCTATTAACTTAAAGAATTTCAAATTTACAGTAATTGGGTGATGACATGACAGATTTGAATAAGGGAAGAGAGGCAGACACATTGCCAGAGGTTGCCCATCTACTTGAGCAATGTAAACACAGAGACTTAACTCTTATTGAGCGTGCTTTTGTGAAAGGTGCTCGTTATGCATGGCAAGAAAAAGCCAAAGCTCAGGAGGTGCCAGAAGGTTACGCCTTAGTTTCAAAAGATAAGTTGCATGAATGGTATTGCATGGCTAATCGTTCGGAGGAACTTGGATGTCCTGAATGTTACGAATCTCGAGGTTATGCTCATAATCTTGCATGTGAATTAAATGAAGCAAGCGAATCAGGAGCTGAGGGATGAAATATCAAATACAACCAACTGAGATCATCCGGGATGAAATGGGTTGTTGGGCACATCCCGATTATCTCAAATATATAAATGATAACCACGCTGACCAAGAATGGTTTAGTCAAGAAGATTGGAATCAACTGAAAAAGCACTTCAATATTGTGACCACTAGACTTTATTTAGAAGGAAGTGTTTCAGAAGATCTATTTGAAGAAATTATGGATTCTGCGGATTTGTCGAAGTGGGATCCGATTGCGCCACACGGGTTTTTCTTAATAGATATCGGCTTTACTGAAGATGGTGCAGAAGCTCTGTTTGCAAAAGAGAAACAAGTAGAGGGAGCTGAGGGATGAGTGAATTTGAAATGGCTTATTTTGACGCAAAGCTCTTTATTTCAAAGTGGACTACAGGGGTTATTTATAAAGGTTTATATATCGAAATGGATGAGAGTAGCACCTTCGCATATAAAGTCTTTGATAATGAAAATTGTGGTGAAGAGTTGTGCGGCTTTCTCAACATGAAAGATGCAATTGAGTATGTGGATGAAGTTAAAGCGGAAAGTAAGGAGGGGTGAAATGTTATTGACTACTGATGAAGTTGAGCTAATCAAAACATGTGATGAAAGCCCTGAACAATACATTGCAGTCTTTCAAGGTCAACAGATTGGATATCTCCGCTTAAGACATGGTGAATTTAGAGTTGATTATCCTGATTGTGGAGATGAGACCATTTTGTATTCTCAAGAGCCACAAGGCGATGGGTGTTTTGAAGAAGATGAACGTGAGTACTTTTTGATGAAGGCCAAAAAAGCAATCGTTAAGAAGTTTAATGAAATGGAGGGGTAAATGGAGATTGATCGTCGTGTACGTGCTAAAGAATTTATGTACCTTCTATCGATCCAGAAGGATAAATTCTATGAGTGGGTAAATTCTGGAAAAATCAAACAACCCATTCGTGTAAGTGAAAAAGATGTATTTTGGTACTCTTCATACGTTAAGCAGAAAGTTGAAGAGTATAAGCAAGAATCTGATATAGTAGCCCACATCTAG